GATTCCGCCCATTCTTTTATAATTTGATGTAAGGCGTTACCATTGCTGTTTTTATTGACTCCATCGCCCAAAACCCCTTTCTTCTTAACCTTCTTGATTGCCTCATCCACTTCTCTGGCTTGTTGAAATGAAAAGGTGAATGTTTTTTGGGTAATTACTGGGTCGTCTCCGGCGGGCAATCTAATCTCATCAACAATCTTCACTTCGTCAATATGTATTTTTCGCATTTGGCTTTAAAAATTGAATGGGCTTTAAAAGGCATTTAAAATATACTTCAAATGTCTTTCAAAACCCAAATCTTTGTTAATGGCCTTTTTTACGAATTAATTATAGGAAGGTTGCAAAATTATAAAGAAAAATGACAACCCTCAAAAGAAAAAGTATAATTCGGGTCTATCACCACACTCTGACCGCCCCCTGCATTGTAAAAATTAATCACCCCGACTCCATTACTCCCAATCACAATGTTAGCGAACTTTGTGCCGTTTTCAGTAATTAGATTAAACTGCCGCGCCCCGCTTGGTCTATAACCTACCGGTAAGGTAAAAGCAGTCGTGCCGGAAGCCAGTTGATTGCCTGATGAGTTGATAATTCCACCTCTAAAAAAAACTATTCCATCCTTCTTTTTCACCTCAAAGTCTATGTCTTGGGTAGGTAGCGAAGAAAAATTACCGTTAATACCCGCCGACACCCAATCCGCATTTAATAAAGAATCTAAGGTGGATTTTTTATACACCAAACCTTCAAATAATTTAGTCCCCTCAGTAGTGGTCGAGATACCAATGCTTTGCAAGCCCCCACCGGGAGGATTGTCTTGAATCTTGGCGCGTTTTGCGCTAAAACGCTTTTGTGTGCCTCCCAAAAACAAGGCACGGTCTATTTCATCCACATCAGTATCAGCTACAATAAATCTGGTTGAACCTAAATTAAGGCCAGTTTGCGCGGGCAAACTCCTCAACTTCCCGTCAATGAAGACTACCCCTGCCGAAACATTATTATTCGGAGCTACACCGCTTACCACGCAACCCGATACAATAAAAGCGGCAGACAATTGCCCAAACATATCTTGAATGGCTTGCAAAGTTATTTGCAAAGCCCCCAAATCATCGTCCATCAGCTCGATACCATCGCCGAGGTCGGTTAATATAATTTCTTTCATATTTAAAAATATTCAATTGTATAATATTTGCCCGCCAATTTATATTTATCGACCAATGCTCTCAATTCTAATTCATTGACCGTCAAGGCATTAGGAATATTGATAATAAAGGAAACATTCAGGCTCCCAGTTCCGGCAAATAAGAAAAAACCCTCCCGATTGGGTACGGTTGAACCATCCCGATAAATATAAGGCTTATCATAATTAATCAAATTATTCCCATCCCTAAACACAAACCGCCGGGGGCGCGGAAACCCATTGATGAAAATCCGCCTCAGCGTATTGTCATATTTATCATTCAACAAACGCTCTAAACTAATCACCTGCCCGGTAAAATCTAGCTCGTAGCGTTTATAATCTATAAACTCGACAAACTGCCCGTGTAATTGATTCACCGGCCACAACAAAGCCCTTAACCACGCCACTTGCTTGGGCTTTCGTAATAGACTAGGCAAGAGCCAAGTGATGAGCTTCGTAATATCCCAATTATAATTATTCATCAAGCAATATAGGTAATGTTTGAATTGGCCAAATCTAACTCCATATAACCCGCTTCGGTAATGTAGGTTGAGCCTACAAGCACATTGTTAGCCCCTTGCACGGCTCTCAACTCGGCAGTATCAGCATTTACATTGATGATTCCTTCCACATCTTCAATCGCCTCAATAAGCTTGTTTTTGTAAAAAACACCGTCAAAAGGTATGATAAATAGAAAATCACGAATCGCCTGCTCCACATCTGCCTGTATATCTATTAGCGTATAAATAGCATCATAACTAATACTGGCCGTAATACGCAATTGATCAGCCTCCAAACTTACCACGCTCACCTCTGTACCTGCCGCCTTCATCTTATTAATGTAAGCCTCAAATTGCGATTTCTCCCCAACTGACAAAGCCTCGGGGTTATCCACATCGCCTTTGGCAACTTTCAAAGTAAGTACCCCTGCACCCTCTCTAAAACTCGCCCGAGTTACGATTTGCTTTTCGGGATCAATTACGCTATAGGGCTGATTATCCGGTAATTGCTCTATATTATCACCTAATTGGAATTTTTTAGCTATCTCAACATACCAACGAGCCGTTCCCCAGCGCGAAGCATCTATTTTAGCCTGCACCTCAGCTCGAAACAAATCCCACATCTGCTCCAATACATTGATAATCACAGCCGCGATATACGCCCACAAATTCCAAATAGCCACTAAGCTAGTAGAATTTAATCCGGATAATTCAGGCTCTAATGACTTTTGAGTCAATATAGCCTGCTTTATTTCATTGACGGTTCTAGCCATTTTTTAACTTTTAATTTGTTACTTACACCTCTTCAATGCTCAGGAAAGGCTCTAAAACTTCAAGAAACACTGGTGGTATTTGTGCGTCTCCAAAGCCTTCTAATTTTAATTCAGGAGTACCGTGAATCTCTATGTTGGTTTTGAGCAATTCATCGTGTTCCTTTTCCATCTCCTCGAGCTCTTTGGTGCCCACCAAATTTTTAAAATTTGTGGTTTCATTATAGCCATATTTTAGCCACAAGTCTTTTTTTTGCTCATAATAATCTTTTTGTAAAGCATTCAGTTTTTTTCTGATTTGCAGAATTTGAAAGGAGAAGTAGGCTTTAAAGGTAAACTGTTGGGCAAGTAGATTAATAACATTACAAGCTTTCAGCGCATCTTCTAAACTAAGGTTTTTAACTTTCATAATTTTTGATTTTAAATTTTAGTTCTTAATTTTTTGGTCTTATACCTATCAAGGAGACATTGATTGGGTTAATCCCCAAAGCTAAAGCTGGGCTTCCATTCGGAAAGGTATATATTTCATTATTGTAATCGGTAAATATGCTTGCCCCTGTTACAACACTATTCAAGTCTAATCCTAGAGTTTTGTCAGCGTTGTTTTGATTGCTTACCCAACTTGCATTAGGATAATAGAGGTTGTAGTCGGCTTGTAGTTCTAAGTACCAATTAGCGTAAGCATTATCTTCTTTCAAAAGTGCTGGTTGCTTCCCAGACTCAAGGTGATAAATAATGTTTCTATTGGCTTGGCTATAATAATAATTTTCCTGTGCCGGATTGAGATAACCGAAAACATCTAATATAGAAGCATCAGCTTTTTGAATACTTCTTAAATCAAGAATGAAGTTATTATTATATTTATTGTTATCATGCTTAATGGTGATTCCTACATAAGCGTGATTGCGGATAATGTTGTTTTCTATCGTAGCCAATCGCGTTTGGTCATCCGTGCGAATGCCGCCCCAAGTGCCGGGGCCTAGGCAATCTTTGATATAATTAAAAGTAATGCGGTTATAGTACCCGCAAGAGCTGATATATATGCCATTGGTATCATTGATGCGCCCGGAATAGGTAATGTTACTTAGCTTGTTATAGCTAATATCATTATAACTAGAGGATAAAAACCTAATAATAGGCTCCCAAGCATCTACAATCGGCACTTCTGGCCTTACAATGGCTTTGCCGACCTCCCTTCTGGTTTGATAATTGGCATTGAAATGAAAGGATCTGCCGGAGCAAATGGAGATACCATTGGCTGGACAGTTTTTAAGCTCATTCCATTTTACTTGGTTGTAGCCTGATTGCCAAATGGCAATCCCACTACTGCCTTGATGTAGCCAGCCAATATTATCTACTGAGTTGTTGGTAATGACATTATTGCGACTTCTACGAGTTAATGAAATATCAATATCACTCACTACAATCCCATTACCGCCGAGATTTTTGAATTCACAGTAATTGACCGTTATATTTCTACAGTGTCCATCCAGCCTAAGTCCACTCGCCCCTGAATCTATGAAAACGCAATCTTGAATTCTGCAAGATTCGGCATTTTTGAGTTTCATTATGGCGTCATTAGCATCCACGAGGTGGAAATCGTGTAGCCCTCCTTTGTCGGCATCTACCCAATAGTAGGCATTTGCCCATCTAAATTTAAGATTAGTGAAACTTAAATTCTTAACAGGGTTGGAGGGGCTACTGCCTTCTACTCGTATGAACTCGACTAGCTTGGGGATTTTGTAGGCTTTGGCATTGGGGCTTATGTCGCCACTTGGCCAAAGGTATATTCGATTGGTGGTACTATTAAAAACAAAGGTGTTTTGGGTAATATTGCCAATCCAATTATGTAAATAGGCTGTTTTTGTTTTGTCAGTGCGGTAATAAGAGTAAATCTGCGTCATAAAGGCACTGGCCGGAACCGAGGTGACGGCTGTATTAGTGCCGGTATTGACCGAAGAAAAGCCCTTGAGCACATTAAACATATAAGCCACCCGGGGCGTGATGCTAACGTAGATGTCGCTCAGATTAGCATTCGGAATTTTCCCCGATGGGAAATGCAAAGTATTGAGGTTAGCTGGATTGGTATTATCGTCATAAGCAGGAGTCCATCCGGCATCGATTGAATGATATAGGAGAGAATTAGTCGGACTGATTAGAAACCCGGAAAAAGGCTGACCGGTAGTATTATATTCATATAGCTTGCCTGCACTCCCACCGGGCTGATTGCTTACAACTCCGCTCAATACCCAACTGGTGGCATCTGCATAAGAGGTGATATATACATTCTCTTTGGATGCTCCTTTCCACTCTATCTGTACCCCTGACCCAACATCTTGATTATTGAAAATCAGGGTATTACTCAAATTGTAAGTACCCGCCCGCAGGATTACTTCAATCTTCCCCTTATAACCTTGCGCTATTAGCTCCCTTACTCTGGCTTGAGCTTTATTCAAAGTTAAATACGGTTGTCTATATGCGCCAGTATTATTGTCATTGCCATTGGGGCTTACTACTACTTGCCTTGTTTGGGCAAATGCAGCTACTATCCAAAAGGAAAATAAAAGACTTAAAATTATTTTTTTCATCATTATAATTAGGTTAAACAGTTGATTATCAGTATATTAATTAGCTTGGCAAAGTGGCAGCGTGTAAAACCATTTCTTCTAATATAAAGGATTCGTTTTGAGCTACATTACCGGTGGTAATCACTCTGTAAGCCCCCGTCAAGCCTCCCGTACTGTCTAAGAACCGCACTGTTACAGCTTGGCCACCACCATTAGCTACTGGTTTTTCTCCATTCGCAAACTGTGAACCGGTATGCCGGATAGCCATGGCTGCATTATTAACAACCCGAACCCGCCCATAATAGAGTGTATTGATAGCTGTAATACCATTGTATTGTGCCCCCATTGTGCCAGAAGAGTTGGTTCTGGTAACTTGCAACCTTCGTGGCCCCGTTAGTATTGTCGAGGTATTGTTGGTTGCATCGGTAACCTGCATATTACTAGGAATACCTGTCCCCGGGAAAGTGTTTTCGGCAGAATTAACAGCTAAGTTTGCCCCAATTTTAATAACCGATTGCCAAGAACCATCAAAAGTGTAAGTCAAACCTCCTAATACCTTGATTCTTACTTGAAGTTTTGTATAATCGAACCCTAAACTTAAAGTAGGAAGCTTTGCCGGTAAAGAAACTGTCCAAGCAGTGAGTGTTTGCTGAGAACCACCAGTGGAGTTTGTGGCCTGCAATACTTGGTACTCAAAAACTGCTAAAGTGAACCCTGCTGGGTTTTTCACATCTGGGACAAATGAAGCAAAATCATCCGTTTCAACCAAAAGATTTTGCAATCCTGCTCCTTGATTCAGAACATCCACTCCGGTGAGAGAAACTGTACCATCAAGACTAATCGAATTAATTCTTTTTACAGAGATTTTAATTTTCGTTGAGCTAATACTCTCGATTTCCACAATATTTACTGTATCAAGCTCTATGGTTTCTGATCCTTCCCAATCTACGGATAATCCCGTAGTAGTCCAAGTGGGATAATTGGTAGAAGGATTGACATACACTCTTTTTGTTACTCCTGCAATAGCTCCTGACATATCAAAAGCAAAAGCAATACTTGTTCCTGAGACTGGGGTGGTTTTGCCAATTTCTTCATTCTGGGTAAATGTTAAGGGAGTAGGCAAATTTGCGGTCTGAATATATTTATCTATTTTATTATCAATTTGACCTTGTGCTTTTCCAAAAGCGGACAAAATAGAATCCGTAGCAATTATCGCTGAATTAGATGAGCTAAATCCTGTCAAAACAACGCTTCTAACATCCGTGGCCAATGATTGCCAAGATTTATCCCCTCGCCAATATTGAGCAGTTGTGCCTACTGAAATAGTATTTTCTTTAGCATTTAAAGCTGATTGCGTAGCCGTAGATATAGGCTTGTTAACATCCGAAGTATTATCGACATTACCCAAGCCAATATCCGTTTTACCCAGCACGATTACCCCGGTTTGTCCATTTACGCTGGTAACACTTCCACCCCCACTAGGATAAGAAATAGCTTGCCAAGATGACAGATTGCTTGGTGTATCAGCAACTAGTATATAAGTCATACTATTATCACTACGAATACACCAATCACCCCTTTGTCCATTGAGAGCCAACATTGCCGTTTGGTTGGCAACAGTTCCTAAAAACTCTGAAATAGCAACCGCCGGAATTTGCGAAGTAGGGATAACACCGCCGACCAAATCGGCTTTGGCATCTAAGGTAGTTTGAAGGTTAGTGATATTTGCAATTGTGTGCGTATGAGAAGTGCTGGCTTTTCCCGCTAATTGTGTATTTACCCAGCCTACGTGCGGAATAGAAAGTGTACCAAAACTAGCACTAAAATCGGTTGTATAATTCCACCCTTTTTCATTAAAAACAGCAGCTCTGGTTCTAAAAAACACTCCATCATAATAGCCTATACCTAAGCCGATTGTAGGAATTGCTAAAGGATCTCCTAATGCTATATCTCCTAAATAAAAATTAGAAAAAATATTACCGGATGCTCCATACTTCAGCATTCTTATTTCAACATCACTCACATTAAACCTTGAACCGCCAGAAAGAATATTATTTCTATCAACCTGCCTAGCGACTAAAAATTGTGAAGGCGTAAGGCTGAAATAGGCTTTAGACACATCATCAGTAATCACCGAAAACTCTCCTAAAGCACTTGCATCTAAACCTATCTTGAAATTATTTAAAGGGGTAGTTTGTCCAAAATTGAGGTCAAAAGCCCCGTTGATGTTTGTGTTTTCAACTAAAGAACCGCCCAACTTCAAATTATCCCCATTCTTATTAAGCCCATTTTCCGCTGAAGACACTACACTAGGCTTATTAATCACATTCGCCCAATCAATCTGTTTTTTTCCTCCAGTCTCGCCAGCAAATAAATCATTAAAAACATCAATATGAACAAGAGCATCCACAACATCCAGTAGCCTTTGTCTCAACTCTATACCTTTTGTTTTCAAAGGATTAGACCCGCCGTTGCTCTTGACGGTGGTAGTTATTTCATTGCTAAGAGTGAGCTTACTTTTTGCCATTTTATTTTATATTAATTAAAGTCGGTTTCGTCAAAATCTACCTCATCAAAATCAACTGTAATCAATACCAAACTATCATATTTCACCCCAGTATTGATTACAATATTTCTATTTTTAAAAAAACTTACCCGGTCTATTTGCCTGATATATTTGGCTTGTATATCAAGCACATCCCCGGCTTGGGTTTCATAGTCTAAGTTGAGTTGATTACTCAACATCAAATCAACCACCGCCTCTGCACTACCAAAAGCTCCCAAGGCTATATCAACAGGGTTTCTTCCCTCGTTTACTATAATTTTATAATCTTCTGGCATTTACTTTTAGATTTAGGCTCAAATCCTCATTGATTTGCAGAGACTCAATAAAATAGCGGTCATTTTGCAGGTTTTCAATTATAGAGGCTTTTAAAGCCTCCAAACGAGGGGCTTTGATATGCGCCTCTATATCCACTCCTATTTCGGGGTTTTCTCTAAAATCTCCGGTAGCGGCATACAAAATCAATTGCACATTTTGTTCATCAGCCTCACCTACCACAAAATCTCCCCCTTCAATCAGCAGATCAAGATTATCGGCCAGCAAAATATCTTGCATTATTGTAAAATATCAGGATTTTCAATGTCTGTCAAATTGGTAGTATTCAAATTACCGCCCGAAAAAATTGCAGTCGGCGGCTGCCCGTTTCCGGCGTGAACGTGTGTATTAGCCCAGCTAATAATCGCATTAATTTTGTCTTCAATTAAGTTTAAACGCTGTTTAACACTTTCCACTTTGGGTAATCCTTTCAATTGCCCCCCATTAAAAACTATCTTATCAGCCTTTAAATGAAACTCCTCCACTTCACTTGCCGCCAATAAATAAGCCTCGGTTTGATTATTTTCAATTAAACAAACCAAGGCCAAAGATTCCGGCTTGGGGTATATTACCAGCTTATTTGTAATATCATCTACAATAGCACACAAGCGAACGTCAAAAATTTCCGGTCTATCATCCTCAGGCTTTAGAGTGCAGGTATCTTGTTGCTTATCAACCGATACCACTTTGCCTTCTATAATCAAAACCGGAAACTTATCTTGAATGATTTTCCAGATTAAATCCGATAAATTCATTGTTAAACCTTTTGCCCAATCTCAATTGTACGCCGGTAGCCACTTGCTGAAAAATCAATACCCACAGCGTCCACCAAATAAGCCCCTCTTCTATCCGGATACTCAGCATCTAGCAGCTCAATAGTTTCGCCGTGTTCTACCGCTGGGATTCCAAAAGAGGTCAGCCCGCCTCTATATCCATCAAAACGTACTTTCTTGAGTTCTTGGTTGGCGTATTTTTCAAGCGTTGTTTTGTCCAAAGCCCCATAATTACGCGTTTGCACATTTACGCCCTCGCCTTTTTCTCCTACTTCTACCACTATTTTTTTACCGCTCGGCAAGTTGGATATCGCCTTAATCCTCAACTTCATATCCTCCTTATCTTTATATTTAAGGTTATGGCTGACGATGTTTTTTTGCAAATCAAAAATAGTTCTTTCGGTATCCGGTTTAAAATCATAAGGAAAGCCAACTATCAAAACCGGCTTGCTATCATTAGTAGGATTGTGTCTAAAGTAACTCACCAAACCATAATTATCCCGGATAAATTGCAAGACTTGAGCGGCATTGGCTTTTTGAATACTAAACTTACCTAAATCAATATCAATCGCCTGATAATCAAAGCCTAAACCTTGTGTAATAAATCCCACCACTTCTTTCAGGTTAGTTTTTGCGTATGACTTGTTAAGGGTGTTTTGTTTGAGCAAATAACTATAATCTTCACAAAGAACCTTAATAGGAATATTACCTTCCAGTTCTCGCACAAAGCCTTCAAATGTCCGAAGCAAATTACCATCATAGCCCAGCTTAATTCTTACATTTTGCCCCCGCTTGATATAATCTCGCACTAATTTTTCCTCAAATTTGTACTCCTTCGGTAACTCAATCTCGGCTACATCGGTTAATTCTTTCCACGAAGACTTTTGCTGAACTTTGGCAACCGCCTCAAATTGGATTTGTCCGATTGTTACTTGGCAACTCAGGACGTGATATGCAAATAGCATAATACATAAAGTGATTTTGTTTTTCATAAATTTTAAATTACTGTTATTGAATTAAGTTTTGTTGAATGATCAAACTAAATGGTTTAATTGATCTAGCCGTAATTACAAAGGGTTGAGTATCCTCATATCCTTCCAGAGCCGGGGTGTCCAACTCTTTAATATAAATATGGCTAATCCGATGATAATTAAACAATCTGCTTACTACTTTAAAAACTGTATCCGTTTCAAACACTTGAATCAATCGACTCAATTCACGCTCCGGAAAACTACCTGCCGGGTTCCACAGCACCCCTCTAATCGTAATATCCACAGGTTCTACTCCGGCCACCTCTATTACTGAATCACCCGAACTCAGCACGGTTTCTGTTGTTTTTTTTCGCCGCCTTAAATCTACAATCGGGTCATAATCAAAGGCGTATAGTAAACCGCCGTTATAAGACTGCAGTTCTATTTCATCAAACAAAGGCGTGCCAAAAACCGACATTGGGCTGATGTAATCAGGGGATTTTTCAAGCACACTTACAGCGTCTAAACTGGGGCTAAAAGTCTTATTCTCCCCTAATAGTTGCTTTTTGAGTTGATTAAGACTTTGTGAATCCGGTAGTAAATATTCTTTTCCGCTAATTCCAAAAGCCTTCATTAATCTATCTCTTAGATTAACTTGCAAGTCCTTTTTACTTAAATTAACTTCCAGATTCGCCATTCAATTCAATTCCTAAAAGTTTCTTTTCCGCTAGCCACTCGATTTTTTTAGCCGCTCTAAGCCATTCTTGACTAGATAGCCTTGTGGCATCTACCTTTAAATAATAACTTATCAAGGCATCCCACTCCTCTATCCAACTTAGCTTACTTTGCTCTATGAAATTTTTTTTAAACTCCCTGACGCTCCCATTATAATCTCAGCAATCGCTTTCACGCAAGAAGATACATACTTTGTATCAGATTTTATCTCCTCATCACCGACCAACCACAACGAACGTAAAATTTCTTTAGAGGCATTAAAAGGGGCTTTTTCTGATTGCACCAGATAGCGATTAATAATCTGCCTGATAGGTTTTTTCAAAACTGCAAAATAAAAATCGGTATAAGTTTCATCCTTGGGAACTTTAACCAAATACACTTTGCCGTATTGTTTTTTCCAGTTGGCAATCAGCTCTTTACTGACTTTTATCAAGCCATCGTGTTTTTCTTGTAAATCCAGCAAAATGGAATCCGGGCCTATAACCGTTTGCGCTAATTGCGACACTGCCGCATTTACATAATCATCACCTTTTATTTCCTCGTCTCCCGCCAGCCAGCAACTGTTTAATAGTAAAATATTTGCATCAATCGGCGATTTATCCAATTTTTTGAGATACTCATTCAATTGGTATTCATTCGGCACTCTTACAATGCAATTAAAAAATTCATTGTAAGTATTGTCTTTAGGTATTATCACCCAACAAATTTTAAATTTACTAGCCCACTCAGTTATTTGCGCTTCTGTTGCCAGATTAAGGGCTAATAATTCCTGATCAATTTCTTTCATTAGATTGTTTGATTAAAAAGAATATCTGAACAAATCCCCGGCAGCTCCACGATAATATCCTGATCCCCTTCACTTCCCCCGCCGCCATCTTTTGTCCATTCAAAATCTTTGATTACATCTACTACCACCCTTTGGCCATTGTCATACGAAACAGCTATATCAAAGGGCTCTACATCGGTAAGGTCAAAACCATCCCCGTATTTAGCTTTCAAGGCATCACGAATAGCCAGCAGTTCCGACATCGCCAACGACATCGTAACATCTTCATAAGTCTTTTTGCCTCTTGACCTACGTACCGGTTTACTCCCTTTACCATAGCCATTCGCTTTCTCTCGAGTTACACTGTAGCTCATTTGCGTGATGTGTACTGCTACCGAGCCAAACAATACCACATCCATATCATTCCAGCCGAACGCGCCTTTAACTGCCATATTATAAAGTTTTTGAGATTTTTAATTGTACTTTAATGATTTTAGCTTCGCCAAAAGGTTGAACTTTTAAGCCCACTAATAACTCACTATTAGGCGGTAATAAATTGGAGTTTTTATCAATCGTTACCGTCCGGCCTGAAAACTGCCCCGTCATTCCCAAGTCTATTGATTTTTCGGCTTTAGCTTTAAAATAAGCTACTACACTCAAAGGCAGTTTACCGTTATCATCCACATCTTGGGGTGATTTGACATCCGGCAACAAAGCCGCATACACTTGCAATGCCGCCTTATCAATTGTCCGGCTATAATGAATATAACATTCATTAATAGTACCATCCACATCAATTTCAATCGGAGTACAGGTATGGGCATCATTCCATCTAAATCCGTTCTGTCGAGAATATTTGATGGGAAAAATATACCCTTTATCATCCAATACCGACCAGTCATCTTCATAATTCATTACTGATTGATGATTGCTGAATCCTGCCTTTGTCCATCTGCCGGTACTTGTCAAATTAAAAGCTCCCACCCAGCCTATATTTTCGTGAACATTGGCTCTGGCTATAGTTCCTAAGGCTGTACCCACCGCCGCGTAATTATTAAAAGTGGCTTGAATATGGGCAAAGTCATAATCTTGACCTACCACCACACTTACCGCCGGGGCTTTTACATTCGTAATAGCCCGCAAATGTTGCAAACCAACCGCCGCCGGGTTGAAAAATTTACCCTCCAAAACAAAGCGTATGGGATACATTTTTTCAAAGGCATACTCTGCCAGCTCTTGGGCTTTGGGGATAGCCGCCAATAAATTAGCATCTAGCCCGGCGGTTATAGTAGGCGTGTAAGGAGAGCCGCCGGTCAATAGCGGGTTATGAGCTATGGCCATTTGGAATATTTCGCCCTCAGCTTCGTTCAAAAGCTTTTTAGCATATTCGTTTGCTACATCCACCATTTGATGGATACCCACACTTTGCGCTACTACCATCAACCAAAGAATAGTGCCTGAGTCAAAACCTACCTCCGAGTAAAACTCTTTGATGTGATGATATACCACCACATTATTAGCAGTATCATAAGCTTCATTCAAGCCCAAGTTTTCCGCATCTTTCAAGGAAGTGAGCTTATAGGCCGTTCCCAAAGCCAGCTTTCCGGATACCGCCAAACCATTGGCTAATAAGCCACTGGCTGAATCGGCTGACAAATTAACCCCTAATTCGGGTTGTTCTTTTGTAATGATTACACCTTTTACATTCATTTCGTAAACTTTTTTAATGGATAAAATAAGAAATGTGGGGAGGTTTAATCATCCTCTTTTTTACCAAGTTGCTCAGGCTTTTCCGGTTTATCTTTATCTGATTTTTTATCCTCCGGCTTACCAATCACTAAGTAACCCTTATCAATAAAGGCGTGTATTTCCTTTTGGATAATTCCAAACAAAAACATCCAATCAATCTGCCTATGTATAGTCTGAGTGCTATCAGAGGTCTTGATAAGCACATACTTTACCAAATCATCCTCTTGAGACGTGTATGTATTGTTAGCCTTATCATACACCGCTTTAATCTCTTTGTCCGGCACTTTATTTTTTGCAATAGCTACCGCCTGATACAAATGAGCATCGGCCACACTTTTTTGAACCGATTTTTGAAACTCAGGACTACAACTCAACGATAAACTAGGTAAAACCAAGAGCAAAATTAACTTCACGCGGTTTTTTACCTTTTCTGCATCTTTGGCTAAGATTAATCCTATTCCAACCAAAACCCCCAATAACCATAATACAATAGTAGTCGTCAGCAAGCCCATCATATCCAATACAATCAAAAGGATTGATAAAAGCCCCGACAGAGTAGTTCGCCAGTTTACGGCTCCTTTTACGATAAATTCTTTCATTTTAAATCGGCTTTATTTCGATTATTTGAAACCTTTGCTTTAAATTCGCGCAATTCTGTAATTAATTGATGAAATTCCTCCCTGAACTCGGCCAGCATTTTTTTTAACTCCGACTCATTAGACTCAGTTTTGTTTTTGAAATTATCAAACTGCTCTTTTAGATTCTTATTTTCATTCTTGAGTACAGCTATTTCGAGTTTGAGGTTAATGTACACCCCAGTAAGGGCGGCAATTGCCCCAAAAAACCAAACAATTAATTCCATTATTGCGCAAACTGAAAATAATTTAAACTAAATTTAAAATCTGATTAAGCTAAGCCCCGTGAGATTGTACTATAGCGTACACCCCCACTTCATCTTTTCTCGCCTTGGCTGCTCCACCGTGGCCACCGCTTGAAATTAGATCAGCCTGATAAGTAGAGCTTCGGTTATCCTCAAAAAACCTAACAGTAGGCTCAAATCGTCTAACAAAATCTGGACTCCAAAACAAAATCCCTTGATTATCAGTCGGTTCTGAAACAAATTTTCTCAAGTTTTTAGGTGCAGGCGTGCTATCATTTGTATAAACCCCCGCCGAACTTCTTACCATTACATCAAAATCAAGTAACTTTCCAATGACCCCATATTGCATTTTCATCGCTGTTTCCAAGGTCGTGTAAGGAGTAAAAGCCCCACTTGATTTCAAATCCTGAAACAAGTCCACTAAAAAAACGGGTGAAACCAAAGCCTTAGCCCCTTGCAAGTCCACATCATCCTCGATAAACATTGATACAATCTGCATAATATTATCGAATTGCAGCTTTTTCCGAGTACCGGTCGCATTAGGGTTTTTCTTAGTCGCAGCCGCCCGATTCCCCCCGCTGGTTCTTACCATTTTATCAAGGCGGGTAGGTAGCCAAGCCTGCAAACAAGTAATGGCAAAATGACGCTCTAACACTTTAGCGTGATTGTTTACCTCTAGCTCCCGACTTCTATAATTGGTCATCATATCCTCGGGGCGGCTTATTCGGCGGGGATAAGTAAAGTGCCACTGCACCTCATATTCCAGCACTTCATCATACGCATTTTGCACCGGCAAAGGGTAGTTTTCTGGGCTCACCCCGCCTTCAGCGTTTGCGCCTTCTTGCGGAATACTTACTTTACTGGGCACGCCAGCTTCAGCATTAGAGCCTAATGTAGCCCCGCTAGATTTATCATCTTTACTCGCCTTTACAAAAGAGTTATTTTCAAACAACTTCTGTTCTATCATCCGATTAAATTGGATGAGTAATTGTTGGGTAATCGGCATTTTTAAGAATATTTCTTTTTAATTAAACAATTGATTATCAGTACTTTAAGTCAAAATAAAGTAAAACTAATCCAAAGTGGTAGCCACACTGGTAGCCACAAACTTAGAACCGTCAAAAACAAAAGGCATTGATTTGGTTTTATTAATAGTTCCTGCCATCGCCGGCCCCAAAAAACCAGTTCCCAAAGTTACACCTCGGGCGGTTTCGTCGCTTTTGGCCACCAAAGTCAATAAAGCTCCTTTTTTTAATTCTGGGTGCAAAGTCAAATTAAGGGTTACATTTTGGTCTAAAGTCCCCAAATTGATGATGCTATTTCTCTTTTTAACCGCTTGGGCAATATTAGCCGCCACAGTCGGGGTAAATACGTCAGCCTCCCCAAAAGGCCAATCAACAAAACTTTCTTCCATCGTCGTATAAGAAAAATTAGATGTTTTTTAATTTTAAAATTTATATAAGCCCGCCTAACTACCCTCTGGGCAAAGGTTTGCGGGCTATTATTGGTTTGTTTTCTTGATTAATTTACTCCCCGTATTGAGCCGCAAACATTTGATTGTACCACTCCGGGTCAGCCTTCATTTTCGCCTTTAATCCGGCGGGGTCGTTTTTCTCCCAATCTTCCAAAGTCCAATCTTTTTTATTGGCGGGCAAATCATTTCCTTTCTTGGAAGCCTCAGAATTGACTTTATTCGTCTCAATTTCTTTAGCAAGGTCTTTAGGGGTAGGGAAAGTATGTAATAAATTTTTCACTACTTCCGCACCTACTTTGTCAATCATTTTTCTAAATTCATCGGCTTGCTGGGTTGTAATCTTCTTTTCCTCAATCAAAGCATTGATTTCAGCCATTTCTAATTCAGCCTGTTTAGCCTCTAGCACTTTTAAGCGAGCACTTATTGAATCCAGATTTGCTTTCTGACCTTTGATGCCATTTTCAATCAAAGCAATCAAATCATCATCACTGGCATTAGCCTGAATATTTGCGGCAATACCTAATAAGCCTAGTAAGGCAACCAATTTAGGGTTCATAATTAATGTATTTTGGTTTTTGGGGCTTTCTACAAAAGCCGCCGGTTTAAAAATTTCGTTATATTGGGCTATAATCTCTAGCTCACTCATCGCCTCCGTGTTAGCCGGTACTTTGGCTGGATCATTACTTAGCTCATCCGCCAAACCCGCTTTAATCGCTTCTTGGGCGTTAAACCATTTATCCACACCCACCGCAAGCCAATTATCCAACACCCATTTTTTATCTTTGCCGGTCTTAGCAGCAAATCTCTCCGCCATTCCATCATTCACCGTGTCTAGCAAATCCGCCGCATTTCTAAACTTTTGGGCTTGACCACTTACACTACCACTGGCTTGATGGAGCATCATTTTACCGGATTTGCTTATAAATACTCTCGAGAAATAAGTGGTTAAATCCGCCATTGCACTGGCCGCCATCCCATCAATATAGGCATTGATAATTTTCCCCTGAGATTTTAGATTCTCGATAATACTACCAATAGCATCAGCCTCAAACACCATCCCTCCGGGGCTATGTATCCGGGCATTGATTACATCGTACTTTTTCGCCAATTCACTCAAAACGCTTATTAACGCCCGACTAGATACACTACCCCAGTCGTTGATTGTACCATACATCAGCACATCTACTTCGGGCTATGGTTTATTGGCTTTGGCCAGTACTTCAAACATTTTTGCTCAAAATTTTATAATACAAAGTAAAAGTTTATATTTTAGACTAATTTTTGCATTTTTGGAATTATTTAGGCGGTTTTTGGATATATTTTGCTCACTTAATAAACATAATTATTTATGGCTAATTTTGCTCAAAAAGTAGATGGATTGCCGCGTGGCTATACCACCAAAGTTTTAGAGAAACTCGCTGAGCGTAAAATTTTTATTAGTCCTTGGAAGGTCTATAAAGTTGCCGGAGGCTCATCTTATGACGAAGATATAATGTCTATCATTTTAGAAGTAAAAATGGAAGCTTTGGAGTCAAAAAAAATAGCCATCCAACGCAATCGAGAATTGGCCGAAAAAATTAAACTTTTAGAAAAGGAAATCAACAATGGCACTTAGTCGCGAACAAAAAAGGGCTTATGCCTTGCAGTTATATTTGCAAGACAACCTTAGTCAGGAGGAAATTTGCGAACTGGTAGAATGGACTCCCAAAACCTTCTACAATAATAAGGTAAAAGGCAAATGGGAAGAGATGCTTAAAATGAAGGCTTCGGCCAAAGAGCAGACCATCGTAAATCTCTGGAATCGTATCTATGAATTATCATCCGCCAAAGATTCGGCGAAAACCAACGCCAAAGAAATCGCAATGCTATCCAAAGCCATTGAACGCCACACCTCGGCCAGTGAAAACATCAGTCAAGTGATTGAAAATTTCAAAAACTTTATTAACTGGCTCAAATTGATTGACTTAGAGTTTTCGCAAAAGGTGAATAAATACCAAAAGGATTACGTGGGTGAACTTTTAACCAAATACAAACTATGAACCTGCAAGAATTAGACTTACTAAGCAATAAAATCAAAAAATTCTCCCAAAAAGATTACGAGGAGTGGCTAGCTTTCTGCGAGCATATCCAAGAAATGACCCAAGTAATCCCGGATGAAACCAAGCCCGAAAAGGAAAAAAGAATTGCCCGCCTTTTGAAGCCCGAAAATTACGGGGAATTTTTTGAGTATTATTTTCCGCATTACACCCTCAAAGCTGACGGCTCTAAAATCGCCTGCGCCCCTTATCATACGAAAATTGCCAACACCTTAATTAGTGAAAGCTTTGTAGATGTTGTTTTTGAAGGGCATCGGGGCTGCGCCAAATCCACGCACGGCAATATAGGTTTTCCTATGCGTAATATGCTGATTGGCGAAATGAATTTTATGTTGTTAATCGGTGAAACCGAGCCCAAAGCCTGCCGTTTGCTGGGTGATATTCAGGCTGAGTTTGAGTTTAATCAACTAATTATCAATGACTTTGGCAAACAGGTCGTTTCTGGCTCTTGGGCAGATGGCGAGTTTCAAACCAAAGGCGGGGTCTATTTCTCCTCTTTAAGTTTAGGCCAAAACCCGCGCGGTATTCGCAAACGACAGCACCGACCCGATTATATTGTCGTAGATGATGTGGACAATAAAAGAAGGTGCAATAATCCACGCCTAATCCAAGAGTCCGTTGAATGGATTACTGATGATTTAATGCAGTGCTTTGGCTCCGAAAGAGGCCGTTTTTTATTAGTTAATAACCGCATTCATAAGAATAGTATTCTAGTCAATATACTAAAATCCTTACCTTCCGTTCGTCATTTTCAAATCAATGCCTTAGACAAAAACGGTGAGCCCACTTGGAAGGCTAAATACACTAAGGAGTACTGGGACAAAAAACAAGCCGATACTACTTTCCGCTCCTTCCAACGTGAGTATATGAATAATCCCATTGAAGACGGAAAAATATTTAAAGCCGAGTGGATTCAATATAAAAAAATGCTCCGCTTAGATAAATATGATGCACTCGTATTGTATGGCGATTTGTCTTACAAAGAAACCGGCGATTTCAAAGCAATGAAGCTTTGGGGCAAAATCGGGCGCGAATTTCATCGCATTGCCGTTTTTTGCCGCCAAACCTCCCGCGCCCAGTGCGCCATTTGGCTCTATGATTTATACGAAGATTTAAAGCTGGAAAAATACGCTGTCAGCTATTTTATCGAAGGCTTATTTGCAATGGATGAATTTGTTAATGATTTTGACTTAGAAGGCGATAAACGAAAATATTATATTCCGGTGCAAGCCGACACCCGCCCCAAAGCCGCTAAATTTGACCGAATAGAGCAAATATCCGGGTTTTGGGAGCGTAGAAATGTATTTTATAACGAAGCCTACAAAGATTGTTCCGACGAACAAGCCGAATTAGACCAACTCCTAGCCTTCGAGAAAGGCTCCGGCGCGCCCGATGATGCCCCGGATGCTGATGCCGGGGCAATCGGCAAACTTAATGGGGTAACATATATCAACGAGGGCGAAACTCGCACTGGCAAACGCCCCAAACCAAATTCTAACTACTAAACATTATGGCATTTATTGAATTAACGGATTATCAACCCATCATCAATAACGAAGAGTTAGCGGTGATTAGCAACAATAACAGCAACTTTGAACGGGAAACAGCTGAAAAAATGGCAATGTCCAAAATCAAAGAAATGCTATCCCGGCAAATTGACATCGATTACGAATATGCCCAAAGCGGAGCAAACCGCAATCTAAGTTTACTAGAATACACCATTTATTTTACCCTATATATATTGTATTCCCGGATTGCCAAAGCCCAAGTGCCCGAAGATAGATACGAACAATACAAAGAGGCCAAGGAATGGCTAAAAGCTATTCAAGAAGATAAAATTACTTCCACCCTCAAACGCAAGCTATCCGACGATCAGGAAGAAAGCCCGGCGGTTCGCTTTGGCTCTAATCCGCGGTCTAATCATTTTTGGTAATTTTATAAATTTTAATAACCAAAACGCTTATAAATTTAACTACTTACACAAGTCAAAAATATTGTCTTTAAAATAGCTTTAAAATCGCTCACAATGGCAAATCTCATAAAACTCGTACAATCAGGTTTTAAAAATACCCTTCAAAATTTGGGCTTAAAAAAGGCCGAAAATAATCTAAGCAAAGATGCTCAATTTTTAGCCAAAATCGACGAGGTTTTGATGCCCCTAGTCCTCCGCCAAAAGTTTTTGTACCGGGTAGATATTAGCCACTGGCGGCAAGGTCAAGAGGAAGCCTTAGATATTTACCGTCCCCGCCGGATTGTAATGCAAGAAGTCTATTTTGATGCCCTCCAAGATGCCCATTTGCAAGCCGTTTTACAAAGTCGCACTTTAAACGCATTAAATATACCCTTCAAAATATCGGATGATAAAACCGGAGAAATTGACGATTCATTAACTCGTTTTTTTAAGAAAAAATGGTTTTTCAAGTTTCTCCGCTTTGCGATGGAGGCAAAATACCACGATTACTCTGTAATTGGTTTAAATATCAATCGCGGATTGATTGACAATGTCCATCTTTTACCGCGCGAAAACATCATTCCTGATACTAAAGAAGTTTTATTGGATGTTAATAGCGAACAAACTATATCGTTAGAAGCAAGCCCTTATAATAATTTATATATTTTCGTAGGAGGCAAAGACTTCGGCTTGTTAAATGAATGCGCCCCTCACACAATCTTTAAAAAGAGAACTTTGCAGTTTTGGTCTCAATTCCAAGAAATGTTTGGTGTTCCTTTTCGCTTTGCCACTTACACCGGCAACAATAAGCAAGTGATTGACCGTATTGAACAAACCTTACAGGAAATGGGCTCCGCTGCCTATGGTTTGTTTCCGCACGGTACTACCATTGATTTCAAAGAGGTCAACCGCACGGATGTTTCCAATGTATTCAATGTTGGGATTGATCGTGCTAACTCCGAAATATCCAAACGGGTACTGGGGCAAACAATGACTACTGATGGCGGGCAATCTTATGCCCAAGCCAGCGTACACGCTGATAAAGAGTCGGATATTACCAAAGCGGATTTGCGCGAACTTGAATTTGAAGTCAATGACAATTTATCCCCCATCCTAATGCGCTGGGGTGTGCCCTTACAAGGCAAACGCTTTGAGTTTGATTTAAGCAAACGCCTGCCTTTGGCGCAATATCAACTCTCTATTGACCAATGGTTGAGCCAAAGTTTTGACATTGACCAAAATTATATCGAAAAAACCTACGGCACACCCGTCAAACCCAAAGCTTTACCAGAGCCAAACCCCAAAGAACCCAATCCTAATCCAGAACCCGAAGAAGGAGAGGGAGCGGAAGAGGAGGAGGGTGAAGAGGTCAAACCTCAACCTAAAAAAACCAAAGGCCACACCCATTTCAAACCCTTGGCTCATTTCTATGCCGCTGATAATACGCTCTTGGCTATCTTTTTAAGACTGGCTGAAAAAGTCTTTAAAGGTACTTTAAAGGAGGTTTTGGATACTGATTTATTTACCTATTACAAAAATCAATACCAAAACGGTATTAGTGATGGTTTTGAAACCAGTATCGACAAACTCCCCAAAAACTCCCCGGAGGCCAAACTATTTGCCAACTTACTGACGGATGCCGAAAAGTTTGCCGCCTACAAAACTTTTCAAGTAATCAAAGAACTTAAAATTTTAGCGGGCAAATACACCCAAGAGGGAGCGGATGAATACACCGCCGCCGCACAAAAAATTCACAACAATCACAATGTGAGTTATTTAGAAACTGAGGCCAATACCTATTTAGCCGCTACTCAAAACGCCCGCAATTGGTTGCAGTACGAAAAAGATAAGGATATTTTTCCCTATCTAAAATGGCAAACCGCCGGAGATGAAAGAGTGAGAAAATCCCACGACAAATTAGACGGTATCACCTTGCCGGTGGATGATGATTTTTGGGATACTCATCAACCACCCTTAGATCACAACTGCCGCTGCGAATTGATTCAAGTAACCAAAATCGCTAAACCAACCGATAAAGAAAAATTAAAAGACTTACCTACTTATGCCCCCGAATTAGCCACTAATCCGGCCAAAACCGGCAAAGTATATACCACCCAGCATCCTTATTATAAGGACGTTGCTGAGGCCGACACCAAAAAAATCGAGAAATTTATTAAAAACGCATAATTCTAAACCTGTAA